ATATCCTGGTTGTGCGCCCCATTCCTGCAATTTACTCCACCAATCCGCACGAGCCGCATCCGATTCTGCATAACCTGGGAGTTGTTTATAGACAAGATAGTCTTCAGGATTAACTTTATTCTTTCCTGCCTGTTTCCCTCCATATATTGATGCACCAGCTCCTACAAGAGCAGAACCACCTATTGCGACTGCAACCCAACTCCCTCTTTCATTACCAAAATAAGAACCAAGTTTTTTTAGAAATTTTCTTAATTTCATATAATATCCTCCTTTGAAACTTCCGTAACAAAAGTTAATAATTTATTTTTCTCTGATTCATCTTCTAACTCTTCAAAACTTGTGGCTATGATTTCTTTTTCTATTCTCTTGAGATTCTTCTTTTTTGTAACGTGAACGGTTATCCAAACAGTATCTTCGTGAATATAAAGAATACGTTTTGTTCCCGCAGGTGTCACTCCTGAAAAAGGTGCTTTGATTCTTTCTATTCCTCTTTCAGTCAAAACTGAAACATCTCCTTTCATAACAAAATAAGGATGGCATATCTTATGTATTTTACTTGTAAGGAGTGCTCCTTTGGGCATTGTTATTTCACGAACATAAGCCCCATCAACAAAAGTATGTTTCAATGGAAAACAATCACCATTCATCGCTCCTGGAAGTTGACGAAGTTTATTTTCAAAGTTAAGAATTCTATCCCTTACTTCTTCTTGGCTTGGAAAATGTTCTGTTTCTTTTTCAATTACTTCTACTTGTCCATCCACTTGAATTCCTCCTAAAAAATGATTTATTCTCAATGATATTTTAGAATTTTACCTTCCTTTTTAAGTTCCTCAACTGCTATTTGTGTTATTCTATCCTGTATAATTTTTTCCTCGCTATCTTTCTCTGCCTGTTCCTGTTTTTTCTGCTCTTCATCATTTATCTTTTTTGTATTTACCACTAACTTGTTATTTTGCCACTTATAATCTGTCAAGGGATATTGAAAATCATAGTCAGAAAACCCACCTTTGAGAATGACTTTTGTATGCCCAGTAGGAACAAGACAATCATCTTTTTCAGAAGCCGTATAGACCTTTTTTGTATCGTTCTTATAGATGACAAATATATCACCATAGACTAAACTTGTTAGAAAAAAAGTTAAACTCAGAACAAACAGTATTCTTTTCATATTTCCTCCTTATTCAATTGCTAACATTATTATTCTAGCATATCCTGATGTATAAGCAGTCTGATTATCGGTGCTTAGCGTTACGGCATTCGTTCCAGTTTGAACAGTTACAGAAGTGGCAGATAAGGCTGATATAAAAGTTCCAGCGCTGGTTGCTGCCGGAGATGCATATAATTTATTGAGAGGAAAACACCATCCACTTCCATCGCTATTTTCTGCTACATAGACCATAAATATAACCTTGGTTGTTCCTAAATTATGTGTTTTGGCATAAGATGTATTTATTGTAACCGCAAACCATCCGCTATCATAGTAAGATAATAGTGAATTATCATTTGTGATATTGGTTATATTTCCTGAACTATCAGTGTAGAATGAACCTAAACGTTTATAGTAATCGTGTAATGTTCCCCCGGGGGTAGTTGAATTTGTAGAAATTACTACAGTAAATGTTGTTGCATCAGCATCACCAATAGCATAGACATAGTAAGTAGTAGAATTAGCTTTTGCGCCTGCATCTAATCCATTAGTGCCAACTGTCCAGGATGTTGTAATCGTAGAAGTATTACTCCTGAATCTTCTGATTGTTGCAGCACCATTAGAACAAGTGACTTCACCAGAAGTAACTGTAAGTGTTGAAGCCGACGCATATGTAAGCCGAGGGCCTTGTCTATAATTCGTTAATAGTCTATCTAATGGGGCAACGATATTCTGATATGATATTGTATCAACATCAGCTCCTTGTTCTGTCCCAAGGATAACATTTTCACCTGTTCCTTTTCTCCACTCGTTTGCTGCAAAACATTGACTAAATAAAAATACTACTGATAATATAGTCAGAATTAGTTTTTTCATCAATCCTCCTTTAGCCTGCAAATGCTATCAATAAATAACTTATTCCGGTTTTCATAGGGTCACTCCCTCCCAAACCTGATGCAAAATAGACATTCGTTGCATCGGGAGCGGATGCAAAAACTGTAGTTATATCACCTGTTTGTTCATTTCTCATTTTATTTGCAGTCATACCAGTTCCCCACGTGAAAGTGTATGCTGATTGGTCTGATAAACAAAGAATCATCATAAAAGTAGGTGTAGTTCCCAAGCCGTGTGCTACTGTCAAAGCACTATTAGTGCCAGTATAGGCAGTTGTTTTCATTTTTGCTATACCAGGAATAGTCTTACTATCACTCCCATCGTGGTCGTGCCCTGTAGAGGTATTAAATTTGGCAGTTTGGGCAGCATCAAGAGCATCCACATATGCCTTTGTTGTAGCATCTGTCGTAGCTGTAGGTGTGGCGACATTTTCTATTTTTGTATCGTGTAAATCAAGTTTCCCATCAGTCTTTATCTGTTCATCAATATCAAGCTTGCGGAGTTCATCGTTCAATATTGGAAGTGCACTATCATCAATTTTGGATATCTGTTCCTGTGCAAATATCAATGAACTGCTAACTAATATAGAAATTGTAATTAAGAAAAATAGTTTTTTCATACTAACGGCTCCAAGTCGAAATAAATTATTACCTTTTTGATATCTAATGGATTCAAATCATTTGAAGATATCCCGTTTGAAATATCAAGATTTACTAGTTCCCCCATTATTGAACTTGCAAAATAATCTGTATAGTAGTTCGGGTAACTTGATAAATCTATATTGAATGTATCGGATAATTCATCATACTTTTTCGTATTCTGATTGTAGTCTAATAGATTGAACTTCAATGTCAAAGTTCCGGCTTTTTCTGGGCTGTTATGGATACAGTATATTTTTCTGAGTATCTTTTTTCTTCCAGGATAGCCTAAATCAGTCCATCCGCCCTGCCAATGTAAAGGGATTGATGCCTCAGTTGCAGAACCCTGTTTCTTATATGTAATTCTTATCACGTGTCCAGCTCTATAAAGTTCAGGCGAGTGATTATAATTATCAGTAGTAAGTGAAATCCTGTATTGCATCCAGTTATTGGCAGTAAGCAGTGAAATATCTGAACCTGATGGGTCGGTATATTCAGAACCCCAAGCGGCTGTAGAAAGACTTACCTCTGTGCCTGCACTTCTTACAGCGAGAGTGATATTATCCCCGCTTGATACAAATCTTTCATTCCAGTAAACTTTATCGTAATTAGTTGCACCTACATTCAATGGTTGCGACATATATGAACCTGTCAATGTATCCCTGTCAATAACCCCTGTGCTTGCGTTGATAATTCCCGTAGTTGCATCGATAGTCGCCCTCCTTGCAATTTCTATAACTGGGTTGTCAGAATCTCCCCCTACTGATACAGGGATATATCTTGCATTTAGAAATGTTCCCGCAAAAGTCGCGTGCTTACTATGGAAAACTTCATATCCAGTTATAGAATAAGAGTAGACCTTTCCGTTTATTGAAGAACCGTAGTATAATGTATCCCAATCTGTTCCTGAACTAAATGTTGTAAAGCAATTTGCATCAATTTTATCAATAGAGAATGCATTAGTTAATAAGTCAAAAATAAGTATTCTATTATTCGTAGCTGAACCGCTGGCCTTTGAAGCATAACTGAAGTAATATATATTTTTATGACTTTCACCCCAACACTTGTTAATATTTGATTCTGAAATGTCCTTTATTTCAGGTGTAACTGGGTCAGAAATCAGGCAAGAATATTGTCCGGTAAATTTATATAATCCGTCGTTTCCTAAGTAAATTATTCCTAAAGGAGTCTCTTTAGCTGAATACATTGCCCTGCAACCGGTTTTCGTAAATACATCGGAAATCCTCCAATCAGTAGAAGGAGTATCCCCAGTAGTATAGACTTTTTGTATACTATTATCTTTTGCAACTGTCAGAACCCCGAGCCATTGTTTGATAAATGTAATTTGATCTCCGTCATCGGGGCGGATGTCCATATAATAATCGATGGGTTTGAAATAATCATAACTGCTGTCATCCGAATAATAAAGGCGGGATGGCGCATTGGGGTCATTAGCCAAGAATAGACGATTGTAATAAATAAGGGGAAGTTTGCCTTTTGGGGGTGTTGCCGTAACAACAGTAGTGCCATTCACGGTGGGATAGGCTCCTTCCGCAGCGGTAGTATCACTATCTGTTACTGAAGTAGTAGTATTGTTTGTTATTGTTCCTGGTCCCGTTGCTCCTGAACCTTCTAATAATTGCCATACTGTGCCTTCTAATCTATAAATCTTTCTTCCAGTAACTGTCTCTCCACCATAAGTATCTGGACCGATGGGTATCATTGAAAGGGTGACATCATTGCCGGTCGTTGTTATTGAATTGGATGCCACATTAAAAAGAACTTCATATGTAGAAGTATAAAAAGATACTTTGTATGTATATGTTCCTGGTGCTGGGCCTGTTCCAGCCACTACAGCATCTGTGGCAAGGCAAGTCCCTAAGTAAGTCGCGGAAGTAGAAACCCCATCATATTTTACAGGTTGATTATAACCATCTGTCCCAATTGCAATATTATTCCAAGTAACCCACTGCCATCGTTGATTCCCTATAGATAAATTAAGTATATTAGTGAAATCACCTGTTGTATCATTGCCTTTTTCTATTTCATCTCCGTGGCACACAAGTAAAACTTTAGTCCCGTCTTTGAGATATAAACGGTGCATTCCTGTAATAGCTTCAGTAGTATCGACAGTCCCAGAGAGTAATGTTTGTTCCCGTTTCGACAATGAGCCAAGTTCAGTATTGAATCTACAGTTTTCTGCTATTATGGCTTGAGATTTTTGGAGAGAAAATGG